CAACAACGCCGCCGCCAGCGAAGCCGCCGCTTTAGTGTCAAGGAATACAGCGGCTACACAGGCCGCAACCTCAGGAACAAAAGCCCAAGAAGCTGCCGCCTCGGCTGCCGCTGCCTTAGTTAGCAAGAACCAAGCCGCTACATCTAGCACTAGCGCTGGGTCATCTGCGTCGGCAGCCAACACCTCAAAGAATGCAGCGGCATCCTCTGCCTCGGCTGCTTCTGGCAGCGCAGGGACGGCAAACACTAAAGCGAACGAAGCTTTGGGCAGCGCTAATACTTCTACTTCTTCAAGAAACTCAAGTATTACTGCGAAAAATGACAGCGTGACTGCAAAGAATGCTAGTGTCGTTGCAAAGGATGCCAGCGTTGTCGCGAAGAATTCTAGTGTTGCGGCCCAAGGCTTAAGTGAGACTGCCCGTGATGCAAGTGTTGTGGCTAAGAATGATAGCGTTACTGCGAAGAATTCTAGTGTTGCGGCAAAAGATTTAGCAGAAGATTGGGCAACTAAAACCTCTGCCGCTGTAGAGGGAAGCAACTTTTCAGCCAAGTATTATTCCACAGTGGGTAACGTCCCAGCGGTGGCTGGTGCAATAACTGAGATCAACACAGTCGCTGGTTCAATTACCAACGTAAATGCCCTCGGAACTTCAGACGCAGTTTCGGACATGAATGCGCTGGCTGCTATATCTTCAGATATTACTTCACTGGCCAACTCACTAGAGAAAACATATGTGGTCACTGTGGTAAATCCTGGAAGTGGCAACGTGTTCGTCTTGGATGGCGTCAACAGCCCAGCCATCGATATGTTCCGTGGCAACACATATATCTTTAATGTGTCTAATTCATCTCTATCTGGCCACCCATTAGCCTTTAAGGATAGCTCTGGGAACGCTTGGACAACTGGCGTTACTGTGTCAGGCACCGCTGGCTCTTCTGGTGCTAGTGTTACATTTCAAGTACCAACCAACGCGCCAGCCACACTACGTTATTACTGCACCGTCCACGGCAATGGCATGGGCAACGTAATTACCGTTAAAGATAGTAATATCTCACTGGTTGCTGGATCAATAGCTGCCGTTAATGCTGCCGCTGGAAATGCAACGAGTGCCGCATCTGATGCCGCCGCTGCATTGGTAAGTAAAAACAGCGCGACAGCCAGTGCCGCAATTGCGACAACTAAAAGAAACGAAGCTTCTGCCAGCGCGACAGCCGCTGCCTCTAGTGCGACAGGCGCTGCCTCTAGCACCACAGCGGCAACAGCGGCAAAGGACGCCGCACTGGCCGCATTAGACAGCTTTGATGATAGATACCTAGGCAGCAAAAGCTCCGCACCATCCGTTGATAATGACGGTAATGCCTTAGTATCTGGAGCCCTTTACTACCAAGGAAGTGGTGGCTCACAGGGTATGTTCGTGTGGTCTGGCTCATCTTGGGTTGCAGCATATGCTTCTTTGTCTGGAGCCTTAATTGCGTCAAACAATTTCAGTGACATTGCATCCGCTGGTACAGCCCGATCTAATTTAGGCTTAGGCACAGTAGCAACTACCGCCGCCTCAGCATACGCCACAGCGGCCCAAGGCACACTAGCTGCCAATGCGCTGCCCAAGGCTGGCGGTGCTTTAACAGGCGCTTTGACAACCAACTCTACGGTTGATGGGCGAGATGTAGCCAACGACGGGACTAAGCTGGACGGAATTGCCAGTAGCGCGAATAACTTTTCACTGCCTACCGCCGCTGCAAACACGCTTGGTGGCGTAAAGATTGGCTCTGGTCTATCTATAAACGGCGCTGGGGTTGTCTCCGCATCAGGAGCCACCAACCTAGCAAGTACCACTGCCTCTACGACCATCGCTATTACAAGCAGCACGGGTGACAATGCGACTATTGCCGCTGCCACTGGATCAGCCGCTGGGGTAATGACCGCCACTGATAAAACCAAGCTGGATGCTGTAGAAGCTTCAGCAACCGCTGACCAAACCAATGCCGAAATCCGTGCAGCCGTGGAAGCAGCAAGTGACAGTAATGTTTTCACAGATGCGGACCATAGTAAGCTAAATGCGGTAGAAGCATCGGCCACAGCAGACCAAACAGCCGCACAGTTACTCACAGCTATTAAGACTGTCGATGGCACAGGCACTGGACTAGACGCTGACTTACTTGATGGAAACCACTCAAGTGCTTTTGCTACAGCAGCGCAAGGAACACTAGCAACTAACGCACTACCTAAAGCTGGTGGTACTGTAACTGGTGACGTTGTATTTAACGGTGGCACAAATATAAAAAGAGGAACGCATAGTTCAGGTCATTTAGTCGGCGGCTACAATAACGTGGGGGATAACGCTGCCAAGACTAACCCAATATATAGTATAGGAACTTCCTACCTAGCTACTGACACTGCTCTGAGTAATCATTATGGCATAGGATATACTAGCGGTAGTAATCATCCTATATCAAGCATTAGCGACGTTTTGGGTACTGGCTGGGGTCTGTACGTTTCCGCTGATGGTGATGCAAGGATTGGCTTGGATGGATCAAACGGAAACATTAAATTAACTGGCACTGTTGATGGGCGAGATGTAGCCAGCGATGGTACTAAGCTAGATGGTATTGCTGCGAGCGCAAATAACTACAGCTTCCCCCACACAGTATCCTCCTCTGCGGGTAACAGTACAGTTGTTCAGAGAAGTTCAGGTGGTTACATATTTGCCAACTACTTTAACACGACACCTAATACGGTTACTAGCGGCGTAACTCAAGTCTGTGTTGAAACAGCTAATGATGGATATATTAGACACGGTACTGCCGCTGCTATTAGATCATTCACAGGCTTTGAAGCCTCAACTTCGTACCTTCGCAGTGATGCTGATGATTTCTTTTCTGGTGGTCTAGTATCCACTGCGCGAGATGAGGGCATCTTTGGAGTATATGATTCCCAAAAGACAGATCAAATATGGAGCATGGGCACAGGGTATAAGAACGCAGCCAATGGTTCTAACTTTGGGGGCCTCTACGGACTTGCGTATAAGCACACTAACAATGGTACTGGTGGTAATATGGGGGGTGGGCATCAAATGGTTTGGTGTCAAAACGGAACTCCTAAATGTTCTTTAGGGGATAGTATTTGGGCTGCTGGTAACGTAACTGCCTATTCAGACATTAGGGTTAAAGAAAACCTAGAAAAGATACCTAACGCACTGGATAAAGTTTGCCAAATAAATGGGTACACTTACGATAGGACTGATAACCCAGAACCAGCAACTCCAGAAGAAACAGTAGACACTTTTGACCACAATCTATCAAGGCGTCATGTTGGTTTGATTGCCCAAGAGCTTTTAACAGTTCTTCCAGAAGCGGTTACTGGTGGGCCATGTAATCGAGAAGGGTCTGAAGACGATCATTTCTCAGTTGCTTATGGTAACGTAGTTGCCCTTTTGGTCGAAGCTATCAAAGAACTCAAAGCAGAAGTAGAGGAGTTAAAAAATGACTCTTCCCAGTAGCGGTACGATCACCCTAAACCAAGTCAACACAGAGCTAGGAAATAGTGCGACTGCCAGTATAAACATGGGGTCATCCGCTGTTCGTGGCTTGTTCGATAAGGCTTCTGGTGCCATTAACATGAGCGATGGACACGGGAAAGCGAATGTGTTCAATTATGTCATTAGCTCAAATACGAAAGGCCCAATAGACATAAATACCGTTTGTACAAATGCGGGGTGGGATGGCAGTTCTAACGTAGTTTTTACTATAAATAGCGGTGTTTATGTTTGGGTTGAGCCAGAGGCCCATCCGAGACAAGGACCAGAAGGTCATTATGGGTATGCGCTTGCAGTCACTAATCACATGGACAATAAATTAGTCATTAATAACTATGGTAAAATCATGGGACATGGGTTTGGGCTTGCCGTGTATCACTACCTTAGTCATTCCATTCGCATTCTTGCTGCACAAGGTATTACAATCAACAATATGAGTGGGGCTTACATAGCTGGCGGGGGCGGTGCTGGCGGTTATGGCTCGCATGGCGGTGGTGGCGGCGGTGCTGGCGGTTGGGGAGTTAACCGTGGGGGAACTGGTGGTGCTTTTGGTGCCCCCGGACAGGCAGGTGGTGAAGGCACAAACTGGCCTAATAACTATTCTTCCGGCGGGAAGCACACTCGCGGTCAGGGTGGCGGCGCTGGTGGTGGTAGTGCTGCTAGAGGCGGGGGTACTTTTTACTATAGTGGCGGTGGAGGTGGAGGACGTATTCTCCCCGGCGTTGGTGGATTAGCCCAAGCGAATTCTTCGTGGTTCTCCACAAATGAAGCTGGTAGCGCGGGTGGTAGTGCTAATAATACTGGTACTAGCCATGTCGCAACTAATATGGCAGGCGGCGGCGGTGGCTGGGGCGCTTATGGAGGTTCGGGCACAATTGGAGCCCAAGTCTACGCCGGAATGCCCGGTTCTAAAGCTATACACAGCTACCCCCATTCCTATACCCTAAATAACAGCGGCACGATCTATGGAGGAACATAATGACACAATTTAGATTTCACGGAACTAATTACGACACAGAAGGAGAAGCACAAGCTGCGGCTTGGGCGATGAAAAACATCTATGACAATCACCCTCACAAATGGGTCAGTATACAAGAAGTTACCGTTAATGCCGATGGTTCTGTTCAAGTTAGTGCGGGTAGTAACGAGGAACCAATTGTTGAAACTGATAGTATGGGCCTTGTAACCTCTGTTACACTTCCATCAGAAGGACTTCCTCCCAGTCAAGTCGATAATATAGACCCAAACAGTGGTAAGTTTTATAATGTTGTGGCTCTTATTTCGGGAGACAATTTCGTTAAAGTTGCAGCAGCAGACGTAGCTGCTAAAATACTGTTACTCAGACCGAAATTCGCGGCTTGGAACGCGGCAAATGAAATAGTGAGGGAAGAACAAGTATCTATGGAGGTAGACCTCAACACTTATATGCCCGAATAAACAGAAAAAGGACTGCACTATTACTAATAAAGACGGTTTCCGCTTATCCCAAAGCGTACCCCTTGCCGTGGCTTTTGGACTTATGACACAAGCCGCTGCAATCGTCTGGGTAGCTTCGATGATGATGTCTGACATCGAGCTAAACGCCAGAGATATTAACAGTATCAGCATGAGAATGGTCCGTGTCGAAAACATGGTTCAATCACAGGCCGTCAGTATGGCCACAATCTCAACCAACATAGAGCATATACGCAAGGCCGTTGAAAGCATGGCATCCCCTAAAAGATAAAGGAATTGCTATGGACCCTATCTCCATAAGCGCAGCCTTTGCGGCTGTGAAGGGCGGCATTTCGGCGGGTAAATCGCTAATGAACATGACCAAGGAACTCAGTAGCTTCTTCGATGCGTCTGATGCCGCCCAAGCCGACCATGTTAAAAAGAAGAACTCAGTGTTTTCATCCGCCAATGAAGAGGCTTTGACCACCTTCATGAATAAGACTTTGGCGAAAGAGGCCGAAGAGGAACTGAGGAATTATCTCGTGAACAGCCGTGGATTATCAGCTTATAATGAGTTGCAGAGCATCAGGCGCGAGATACGCATAGAGCGCAAAGAAGCTGAACGCCTAGCGCTAATAGCCAGACAAGAGAAACAAGAGCAAGCGATGACTATTGCTGTGGTCTTTATTGTTGCTGGCCTTTGTCTAGGCAGCGGCGGTGCTTACCTTTGGTGGCTCGGCCTAATTGAACTCTAATACTTTAGAGAGAGCCACCCGCCGCTGGGTCGTAGTCAATAAACAAGGCTACATTTTAGTAATCACCAGAGATAAAAAGGTTGCCCTGAGAATAATGCTGAGAGGTGAAAGAAAATGACAGTTACCATGGAGCGCTTCCTACATTGGAAGATACTGCCCCGAATAATGATGCTGATGATGTCTGTCTCAGCGTGGCGTGTGGTCGAGTGGTTTATGACACTACCTGACCCTACGACCCAACAGTCGGCTTTAGTTTCGGTTGTAACGGGAGCCATGACAGGTGCGTTTGCCGTGTGGTTAGGACATGAAACATGAGTATTATTGCAAGCCTAATTGGCCCCGTGTCAGGAATCCTGGATAAAGTAATACCAGACAGCGACATGAAAGCTAAACTCGCGCACGAAATAGCAACTATGAGTGATACCCACGCGCAGCAAGCACTTGTCGCTCAACTAGAAATCAACAAAGTCGAAGCAAAGGGTAACTGGTTCCAAGCAAGCTGGCGGCCCTTGTGCGGCTACACCTGTGTTCTAGGGCTGATGGTCAACTTCCTGATTTCCCCAATCTGCGCTGGTTTTGGCTTTGTCATACCCCAAGCTGACATGAGCGTCATGATGCCAGTTTTAACTGGGATGCTGGGGCTTGCTGGGATGCGTAGCTTCGAGAAGGTCAAGAAGGTGTCGAAGTAATGCAGACTTGGCAATTCATCTTACTGGCAATGGTCACACTGAATACGTGTGTTAACTGCCTACGCTTTTATCGAGAGTACAAACGTCCCGCCGATGAAATACCTAACTACCTTGGAGGTACTAAATGAGTGACGCAATGCGAGCGCTTCAAATCAAGATAGGCGCTGGAAGTGATGGTCAATTTGGCCCAAACACTGCCAAGAAGATAGCGTATCACTACAAGCTTTCACCAAAACGCGCATCCCACCTTTTAGGGCAGGCGCACCATGAGAGTGGCGGTTTCAAGCTGGTGCGTGAGAACCTATACTACAGTACGCCGGAGCGCATAAAGGCCGTCTGGCCCAGCCGCTTCCCGACAGTCGAGAGTGCTGAGAAGTACGCCAAGAACCCTAAAGGTTTGGCTGGCAAGGTGTATGTCGGACGCATGGGTAACAGAGATGAAACGGACGCCTCGAACTTCGCTGGCAAAGGTTTCATGATGCTCACTGGCAGGGATAACTATAGGCTCTTTGCATCTAAAATGGCCCTACCAGAGGTAATGACTGACCCCGACTTGGTGGCAGAAAAGTACGCCTTTGAGACAGCTATATTCTTCTTTGAGGAAAACAACCTCTTCGACATTGCCGACAAAGGCGTGAACCCTGAGACAATACAGAGGATAACTAGAAGAGTGAACGGCGGTATACATGGTATCGAGGACCGAGAGAACCAGACACATAAGGTATACACTTGGTTGACCTCATAACTAAAAAACACAGATCACCAAAGCACTGGTCGGACAGCCCCCGATCAGTGTTTTTTCTCATAGTATTGCAATGGTGGAGTAAAAGGTCTATTTAAGACCAAGATACTTAGGTATCAACGGGAAGTCTGAGATGTCGCTGTTCATCGGGGACGCCGGACTTCCCACCCTATCCTACTCTATCAACCACTGTTTCGTGCATACCTTCTGGCGACTGTAAGGATGCAAAGAGGTCTGTAAGCTGTTGGTAACTCATGATAAGCAGTTGGAACTCTTTTAGCTCTTCGCAATATTGCCTAATGTAAACGGTACTATCTTCTTCCAAGTACATCTCGACATCTTCATGCTCGGCTTTCTCATCAAGTGCAACTATTCTTGAGTGGTCTTCCTCTAGCTCAACTGTAAACATAGTGTTTTTCCTGTCTAAAGCCCAACTAGGACTTTTTAAAACGCGGGTTGGGATTGTGGCAAAAAGGCCCCACTTGGGGGCCTCTTTAGTTACTCGCAGCTACGAATGCCTGTCGCCGGATCGATGTAGCAAGCGCCACTCTCTGGAACTTCCTCTTCTGCATACTCTTCTGATGTTGATGCATTTAGGATGCCGAAGCGCTTACCGCTTGCCCTAAAGGTCGTAGCCCCAGACGCACCGCCATCGTAAGCAGCCATATAAACGTCCTTGAACTCTTCCCAAGTGACATCATCGCCAACATTACAAGTCTTAGAACAGGCGCTATCCACGAACCTAGA